GGTCTTAATGTACTATCAGGACTACCACAAAACTTATATTTTTTTGGTTGTCCCGCAATGTTAAAAATTGTTTGTTTTTTCAATGAGAACATATATAAAGAACCATTGACCCAATTGTTTTGAAACACATGTGAAAATATTCCTCTACATGCAGCAAACACCATTCTAAATCTTGTTTTCCATTCAAAGAAATATGTAACATCTTTTGGTATTGAAACAAGTAATGGACTATCAACAAATTTGTAACATCCCCCTGACATTCTTTTTCCATTCGGATTTTCACTACATGGATTTTGAACTGAAAAAGATGTCCCACCGCCTTGGTAACATTTTAATACTGTCATGTTTTCACAGGAAAGTGATGCCAAAACTGTACTTGATATTTGACTCGGAGTGTCTCCTGTTATATCTTGAGCATTATTTGTAGTGTCATTAGGACCATTTGTTGATGGTGCCAATGAAGTACCACCATCTTCGTCTACTGTGTAGACCGCAAAGTTGTCGTTTAAAAATAAACTAAACGAGTTATTACCACTTAATTCTGTCGCACTTGATGTAGGTAGTCTATCAGACCTAAATACAATGTTAGAAGAGTTTGAAATGGAAATGTTCGATACTACCGAAGTGTGGTATGCTGGTGAATAAACTCTTGTGGTTGTTGTTGCAATGTTTATACTTGTTCCCGGAGTTGCGTTTGAAGCAATTAAAGTTCCACCTTCAATATTACCTTGAGCACTTAACACACCATTTGTCCATTGGAACGCCAATTTATTATTACCAACACTTGGTTGTATATTTGAATATACACCAGGTGTGGAAGTAAAATATGATAAAGTCACAGCGTCTGATGAATAAGCTTTAAATGTTTGTTGTGACTTATCTGTTGAGTTATAAAAGTAAGGTGAGTTGTTTGTAAATGCACTAAACAATGTACTATCAGGAGTAAAACCAAAAGGTGGGTGATATAATGACGCATTTGTATTATTTGAAACTAAATGTGATTCAGGCGTTTTATAATCATTAAACCAAGCTCCACTTCCTGAGTTTTGTTGTATTGGTACATTAAGATAATAACTACCTTCAATAACAGGACCCGAACCTAAGTTAAATCCAAATAATTTCGATAGGTCATATCTTATATTTTGTTTGTCGGTGTATGGGTCCGTACCTCTTGTTAAAAATATAATTTCATAGTTTGCAAAATTATCAATAAATTTGATTGGGAATACGTAGTCACATTGTTGTACTGGTGTACCATAACAGAATCTTTGTGTCTTTTTAAACAAATATTTGTTAAGTAATCCTCCCGTTGTGTTTGTTAATCCTGAAAACTGTGATACAGTACCTCCTGTGATAACTTGAAAATATTCAACCCCCGCAGGATATTTGTAATCTTTTCCATCTTCAGATATATTTAATTTCAAGTTTACAGTTTGTTGTAAACCTGCTTGATTAATGTAATTAACAGGAACTGTCACTAAACTTGTTGCGTTATATGGTGTAGTTCCCGTAATACTATTAGTATTAAACTGATTGGAATTAGTTATACCCGTTAAGTTGGGGTCATTTATTAAGTTGATGTCTTGGAATGTTAAAAGTTGTCCAGGTTGTAAACCGTTGAAAGTTCCACTATCAACAAATAACATCATAACACTATCGGTAAACGGTTGTGACGCATCTAATGTTGTTGTATTTGGAATGTTGTTTCTAACAGTTGTTTGAATTAAATTATCACCTTCAAAATATCTTTGTCTAATATTTGCTAAATTCAAAGATTGTGATAGTGTAACGTCATTCGCTAATACTTTTATTCCCCCTTGTGCCGGATATTCGGCAATTGGAGTTTTAACTAACTTATCATTATCATTTCCAAGATTTTGGAATTGGTAACCCGCCATCGCTTGGACAACTCCATTGTTAAAAGCGTCAGGGTCATTTGCCGAAGATGCTTGCGATGAGTTGTAAACACTATAAGAAGTTGTGGAATTTGTATTCGCTAAAGGACTATTATTTTCTGATGAAATTGCAACATTTGCACTTTGAGCGAATGAACTTTGACTACTATCTTCAGGAAGTGTTTCATCAGTACATGGGCAGGCCTCACAATCAGGATAAGACAACATGGGTAAAGAAATTCTTTTAAATATATTTTCTTTTCCTAATGGTTTAATTGATTGGGTTTTACAACCACCTTTAGGTCTTGCTCCAAATGTGATTGCACTTATCGCTAAACAAATACCATATATAACAACATTTATTACCCATATTAAAAGATTTATCAATATTCTTAATATTGGGTATATAAATGCAACAAAGTGTAAAATGATTATTAAAGTTATGAACGTAGGTGTAAGTAGTATTAAAAGTAGACTTAGTAAAAAGAACAAAAAGTCAAAATTTCTTACACCATCATTAACCGGAAATCTGTTTGTGGTGGTAGTACATCGTCTATCTGTAATTTCTTTTATACCTAAATGTCTACTTCTATTGAATCCCCACTTCCATCTATCTATAAAATTTGCAACTGTATAAACTTTATTGAAATTAAATTGATAAAACTTATCATTACAGTTTACAGCCTCTTGAATCATTTGTTGACCTATTGTCGTATTCACATCCCCATAATCATCCCAATCTAAACTAAATGCGTATGATTTTAATTGTGCGGTTACGTCTGTAGGCGCATTGATGTTAGATGTGGTCCATCCCCATTCTTTAACATTTGGAACCAAATAATCTGCTCTTAATACACTTGATTCCATTCCATCTTCATTCTGATATTGGATTCTAAATCTATATTTTCCTTTTGTTGGTATACCGACATTTGGGTCTGTTGATAGTACTTGTTCACCAAACTCGTTTGTTGTTACGTAGTCCAAATTCATTGGGACGTTTACTAACCAAGTACCGTTGTCATCAATTATTTTACCTCCTTCGGGTAGTGAATATTGTTCTAATGCCGGTCTACCGTTTACATCATAATTTATTGTTTGTCTAATTGCTAATATTCTTCCTTGCCCTGTGACTAAATCACATAAATTACCGGAGTCTTTTTTAGGTTTACAATTTGATTTTAAAAAGTCTTCTTCACTTGTTGAAAACAATGAACCCATAAAAACGGCTTGAGGTGTAATTTCAATCCCTAAATCTCTTAAATCAAAATCAACTCTTGTTATTCCAACATTACAAATGTTTTCTTCACCCCAGAAAGATGCAACGTCTATATCTTTTTTTTGATTTACTATTTGAGGTAGTGAGTCTAAATCTGTCGATGATTTAAATTGGTCCCCATCAAATTGTTCTGTAGTTCCCCGACCTAATCTTATTAAGTCTGAAGGTCTAAGTGAAAAACAACCGATGTTTGATAAGTCTAAATCTAGTATTGCGGTTTGAATACCTAACGGTACACCAATAATCATAAAGTCACCACTTTCATTAGTTTTTACAGTGTACTTATAATACTTTTCATAAACTTCTAAAACTTCATTTCTTGTTAAAACATCCTCCACATCAGGAAATGTACCAGTCGGACTATGACCACCATACTCTTTAACATATGGTAATAAGTTATATCTATAACCATCTTCGTTTTTTTGGTCAGGTCTTTTATAAGGGTATAATGTGGATATAATTGGGTCGTTTTCGTCAATAGCATCCAATGGAACAAAAATAGATACATTTGCGTTTGGAACACCGTACCCACCATTAACAACAACTCTACCTGCAACAACACCGTAGTCGGCACAAAATCTTGTATATACATCTTCTTGTCTTAACTTTAAAGATAGTATCTCTAAAAAGTCAAAATCCTGTGTTACGTTAATTCTTAGATTTTGGTCTTTTGTTGGTTGAGCCTTTAGTCTATATGTTTTGGTCATTTACTGTTTTAAAATAAATAGATAATTTAGGTTTTTTATTTAAAACTAATAACCTTAAAAATAAAATAAATGATTTAGTAGAAGTCTACGGTTCTTAGTTGTTTTACCCTTACATTAATATCTCTAGAATCAAATCTGATTTGATATATTTGGTCTGGTTCGGCAAATAAGGTGTCGTCAATTAATAAAATTTCTTTGGTTTCCGCATCGGCGTACCTTTGAGATGTTTCAGATGACGAATATTGACCCCCTGTTCTGTTATATATTTTCAAATCTGTTAATGTATTAACACCTGCAACGTCTTGTATTAATCTTCTAATATCAGAAACGTTTACATTTTGACCTAAATCTCTGTTTTGCGGATTCATGTAAGTTGATACTTGGTCAATAATTTGAGTAATTATTTGACTTTGAGCGGTATTATTTTCGATTACAACAGATATTTCAAACTCTAAATCTATTACCTTTGCGACATCAATTGATATGTAGTCATTTATCATTCTATACTTAGACAAATAGGTTGCCAAGTTTGTTTTAATTGCGTTTGGAACTGTTTGTGTTAGATTCCCGTCTGAATCATATGATAAAATTTGTACAGTAACTTTGTTATTATTTTCTGTAATCGCGACTTTGGCAGGTGCCCCAAATTTACCTGGCATTGTATCGATTAAAGATTTATAGTCATTAACTGTCACCGCTCTTTTTTGTGCCGCAAAGTTAAAACTAACCATGTTTCTTGCCTCTTCAATTGTTGGTTGGTTTGCTCCTCCAACCGCACTTGTTACATTATTAATTTTTAATGATTGTACAACACTTTGATTGATTTGTGATGATGGTCCGTTTACCGCTAAATTAACTAATCCAACTTGGTTGATTGAACCAACACCAACATTTGATGCAGTTCCTCCACCTACTCGGTACTGAACAAATAGTGTTGTGTTAGGTGTTACTGTAAGTCCCAATCCGATATTATTTTGATAATTTTGTATTTTTAATGGGGTTCCAAGATTTGCAAATTGTTGAAGTTGTTGATTTGGTGTTGTCGTTGCTGCCCCAAATTGTACCTTCATATAACTTTCGGGTGTGTATTCTGTTATAAATCTGTTGTCAGTTTTTATATATTGACCAACTTTAACGCCAGCATTGTCTATTGGTTTTGTGGGGTCCTCAATAAAAACTGTGTCTTCCGCCAATGCGTCAACTTCATACCATTTGTTCTGTGATGTTATAAATTCAGCATTTGTTGGGGTTGATTGGTATTGTGTTCCGTCTTTTTGTATGATTGTTGTAACAGACAAAACATTCTTTTCAGGTAAAAAGAAACTATAGAAAGGAACTACGTCTGCAGCATTTACAACTTGTTTATATATTTTAGTAACACCATTAACAACAACTTCTCTTTTAGTTATTATATAACTTGTTATTTTATTATTGTTGTCAAAAACAGGGGTTTTGGTTCTATTATTTACCCCTTCGTTGTTATATTGTGTAGAAAAATCAACATCATAGACTGTTTCAAATGTTTGCCCTCCACCATTAAACTGAGCCCCCGCTCTTAAAATACCTAAGTATCTTGAATCTTCATTGTCACCAAATGCCGGAACTTGTATTGATATTTCCACAAGAGCAACTGAAGGTCTAAATCCCGGTATTTTCAAACCATAGGTTCTTGCAATATTAAAAATAGAAGACCTTTGTTGTGCATATTGTAAGACAGTTTCTTGAATACTTCTATCGATATGAAAATGTAAATTATCTCCAATCGCAGCATTTAAATCCATCAAAACTGAAAAGATTGAAGCGTCATTAAAATTTTGAATTATTTCAGGATAATACTGTTGGGTATAGTTGATTAAGTCCTTTCTTAGACTTTCAAAATCCCTACTTGTATAATTAATTTTTTGAGTTGCCATAATTATATGTTAATTATTATAAATTCTCTTGAACCAAACGAGTTGTTGTCGTCCGTATAATCTATTGTAAGTTTAGCTGTGTATTCTTGAGTTGCTCTACCAGGTATTCTATATATATCACTTGTTCCTAATAACTCTTGGTTAATGTCACCTGGAGCCTCATCTGATTGTAAATATGGAACCACTTTAATTTCATTTATAGTTAAATTTGGTATGTACTTGTCAACCTGTTGTTGTATTTCAGATTTGATTCCGTCAAACGTTTCACCATCCAAAGGGTCAAAAATAAATTCATATATACGTGTTCCAAAATCAGGATTATAATATCTACTACCTCTTGCGGTTAATATCAAATGTAAAAGGTCTGCCCGTATCTCATCACCAGCATTTTCGGTTAAATCAAAATAATAAGATTTTGGACTATCCCTAAAGGGAAAATTAACACCATAAGTTCTTCCATCTGCCATATTACATAAATATAATATCCAACATTTTTAGTTAAATAGATATAAATAAAAAATCCGAGTATAACTCGGATTAATTTTTAAGAAGAACAACCAAAACAATCAAAGTCTGAATTAGTTGGTTTTGGTGGAAGATTCATATATGAATAATCTACTTTTGGTTCAACCGGTGAAACTTTTGGTTTTTCCTTTTTTGTAACATCTAAAGCCAAGTGTTTTGCTCCTGTTGAAATGGCCTTTGTTCTTACATAATAACAAAGAGTCTTTAGACCTTTTTCCCATCCATAAAAATGTGAAGATGTTATTTTAGAAAGTGTTGGGTTAGACATGTAAATATTCATAGATTGTGATTGGTCAATAAACGGAGCTCTTTCGGCAGCCATGTCAATCAATTCTCTTTGTGAAATTTCCCAAATTGTTTTGTATTTTGGAATCAAATGTTCAATTCTTTTAACCTTTCTATTATAACCTTTTTCTTCAGTATCTAAGTAATTGTTGAAATTAATATTTTGAATTGAACCTTCATTCATAATAATTTCATTTTTTAAATCCTCGGACCAAATTCCAATTTTTTCAAAGTCGTTGATTAGGTATTTGTTTACAATCATAATTTCACCTCCAACAACACGTCTATTAAATAAAGCCGAATGTGCGGGTTCTGTCATTTCGAATGAACCTGTAATTTTGGCGGAAGATGCTACAGGCATTTGAGCGGTGAATAATGAATTACACACCCCATAAGTCATCACGTCTTCTTTCAAGGTTTTCCAATCCATAAACAAATCTTCTTCAGAGAGTCCCCACATATCAAATTGAAAAATCCCTTGTGACATAGGTGAACCTTTGAAAAACTCATATGGGGTTCTCAAACCTTTTTTACACAAGTCATTACTTTCAAGAATAGCCGCGTAATAGATTGTTTCAAAAATGTTTTTATTTAATTTTTTAGCCTCAGGTGAGGTAAATATGTAATCCATTAAATAAAATACATCAGCCAATCCTTGTGTTCCAATTGCAATTGCTCTTTGTTCTAAACCACCTCTATGACCTTTTTCAGTAGAATAGTTATTTTTATCAATAACATTATTTAATGCTCTAACAACTTTTCTAACTTCACTTATTAATAAAGAATAATCAAACTGTCCGTCTTTGATATAATTTTTTAACACTATTGAAGACAAAGTACAAATTGCTGTGGTCTTTTCATCTGTATATTGGTAAATCTCATTACATAGGTTAGACTGTTTAATTACTCCAATATTTTGGTGGTTAGTTTTTTTGTTTGCACTATCTTTAGAACATAAATAAGGAACTCCCGTTTCTACTTGAGACTCAATAATTTTAGTCCAAATGTCTTGTGCTTTAACTTTTTTACCAAGACCCATACTAACTGCCGTGTTATACACTTCTTCGTATTCATCTCCAAAACATTCTTGTAATGCCTTTAGTCCTGCCTTTTTAATATCATTAGGACAGAATAAATACCAATCGGCGTTGTTCTTAACCGCATTCATAAAGTTGTCAGGAATCCAAAGTGCTGTAAATAAATCACGAGCTCTTAGTTCTTCGGCTCCTGTGTTCTTTTTAATATCTAATAAATCAAATATGTCTTTGTGCCAAGGTTCAAGATATATTGCCGCACTACCCGGTCTTCTACCTTGTTGATTAAAAAATCTTAAAGACTCATTAACGATTTTTAAATATTTTAACAATCCCCCTGCGTAACCACCTGAACTTGAAATTCTACTTTCTTTACTTCTTATGTTAGACATTGAAAGTCCAATCCCGGCAGCATCCGATGAATAAGTTGAAATATCATTCATTGTATTTAACAATCCTTCTCTTGAGTCTGAATCGTTGTAGTGTAAAACACAAGACGCAAGTTGTGGTGTTTTGGTGCCAGAGTTAATCATAATTGGTGTTGCTGGTGAAATAAGTTGAGTCGATAAAGAGTTATAATACTCTAACGCATCTTCTAATGTATTAGTAACCCATATCGCAACTCTCATATACATATGTTGTGGTCGTTCAACAACTTTACCATTTGGTCTTTTTAACAAATACATTTCTTGTAATGACCTCCAAGCAAAATAATCAAAGTTATAATCGTTGTCATGTTTAATTGCAACGTCGACAGTATCTTCACCGTAATATTCAATTCGTTTAATTAATTCTTCATTAACAACTCCATCCTCGTAAAGTAATCTCATAGTCTTTGAAAAACTTTCATCAGTTTCTTTATGATATGAAGATATTGCAACCGACGAAGCCATTCTTGAATAGTCGTGATGACTTCCTGTATAGGCTGCCGCAATCTCATAAATTAACTTATCAAGTTCTTTAGTTGTTACTTCCCCCTCAGTCGGAACCGATGTGATTACTTTAATAAAAATTTCATCTGAGTTTACGTTCAAACCTTTTGCTGAACGTTTTACTCTGTTATAAATTTTTTGTGGATTGAACGCCACGTTCTCTCCATTTCTTTTTGTTATTTTTAATGACATATTAATAAATTTAAAAATCTTCTGTGAATGTTATAGTTTCGTTTAACTTTGCTTTTTGGTATTCCATTGTTCTTGATTCAAAGAAATTACCTTTTGTTTCAACCGCAATTTGTTCCATGAATTTAAATGGTTGTTCAACATTAAATTCTTTACTACAACCCATCTTAACCAATAAACCATCAACAACAAACTCTAAGTATTGTTTCATTAGATTAGAGTTCATACCGATTAAAGATACTGGAAGTGATTCAGTGATAAATTCTTTTTCAATTTCTAATGCTGAAAGTAGAATTTCTTTGATTCTTTTTTCTGATGGTCTTTCTTCTAAGTGGTTATTTAATAAGTGAATTGCAAAATCACAATGTAAATTTTCATCTTTAAAGATAAGTGAATTAGCATTACATAATCCTTGCATAATACCTCTTGATTTCATCCAAAAAATAGAACAAAAAGAACCTGAAAAGAAAATACCTTCAACGGCAGCAAACGCAACTAACCTTTCGGCAAATGACGCCTTTTCAATCCATTCTAATGCCCATTTAGCTTTCTTTTGAACAGCCGGTAATCTATCAATCGCATTGAAACATTCGTCCTTTTCTTTAGCGTTTGAGATATACGTATCAATCAATAATGAATACATTAATGAGTGAATGTTTTCCATAGCCAATTGAAACCCGTAGAAAAATTTAGCTTCAGGATATTGAACTTCACGATAAAAGTTTTCAGCCAAGTTTTCATTCACAATACCATCTGACGCCGCAAAAAATGACAGTACATTCTTAATGAAGAATTTTTCATTTTCTGTCAAATTTTCCCAATCTCTGATGTCATTTGTTAAATCGACTTCTTCTGCTGTCCAAAATGCAGCTTGGTGTTGTTTGTAAAATTCCCATATATCATTGTGTTCAATTGGGAAGATGACGAACCGACCAGGATTTTCTGTTAATATTTTTTCCATAATTTTTAATTAATTTAAGATTGTTGTTCTTTTTGCTTTTTCTTTTCTAAAAGCTCTTTGATTCTATTTTTGTTTCTTTCTTCTTTTTGTTCTTCCAAACCTAAGAAAGTCATACTTTGTTCTGTGTCTATTTCTAACATTCCGTTGTCAAATTTACAGTTTTCAAAAACAACACCGTCTTTACCAATTCTTGATTTGGTAATGGCGATTGTTGCCAAATTCATTTCTTTCTGTTGTAGACTCTTGGCCACTGTAATGATTACGTGACCTACCTGAGCCTTTTTAATTGACCCACCCATTTGGTCTGTTGTAACCACTTCTGACGAAATCGAATTACGATTTCCTTGTGTTGCGGTCCAACCTGCGATGTCCAACTCATGACACATAGCCTCAAACCCTCTCATTACTGAACCTTCACTTTTCCATTCATCACCCAACATTTTGTCAGGAACAACACAGTCAATGTAATCTAAAATAATCATATCGACTCTAGTTCCTTCAGCCATCATCTTTCTAACCTGATTTTTGATTTGATTCATAGTCACAGTATCGGAAGGTAGTTTTTTAATAATTAACTTATTTTTCATAGTTTCCTTAATGTGTTTTACCTTCGCCATAACTTCATCTCTATATTCAGACATGTCATCAGGATGAATCCCGGTCCAAAGCGTAAAGTGTTTTCTTTGGATAATTTTTGGGTTGTCTTCAAAAAATATTTGAAGAACGTTGTATCCCAAGTTGAATGCGTGGTTTGCAATTTTTGTAGTGAAAGTTGACTTACCAACACCCGTTGGTGCCAAAATAACACCAATCTCTCCCTTAGCTAAACCACCTTTCAATAGGTTGTCAATACCCGCAACCCCAATTGGAATTGGGTGTCTGTAATCGTCGTTTAGAACCTCTTCAAGGTTGAAGAAAACGTCGGTTGTTCCTTTATCGACCTCACCAACTTGTAATGCTCCTCTTACCATTTCTTCTAAGTGGTCATAACTTTCAAAATCACCCTTATCGATAATTGATTGTGCTTTAGTCATAACCTTCTGTAATTCTTGTTGTTTACAGAATTTTAATGACTTTTCTTGAACAAATAATGAACCGTCATCAGACACATCTTTTACTTGTTGTAATGTATCCAAAACGCTCTTTTGAGCCATCGGAGAAGATATTTCTGACTTTGTAAGTTGTTCTAATGTATCAAATGTTGGAGTATGTTCATACTTTGAATAGAACTCCTTAATCATTTGACAAATAATACGAAAATATTGGTTGTCAAAATAGTGTGGGTCAATAACTTCAAGAATGGAATTTGAGAAATCTTTATATAAAATAATATTGTTTAATAATTGAATTTGAAAAGTATTTCCTAAGTATCCGAAGTTTTTTTTGTCTGACATATTCTGTATTTTTTTTTCTTTGTATATGATAAATATGACTAAGCCAACGAATAATTAAGGTAATTATAAGATAAATTTTTATCTGAAAAAATGTCAGTTAAGTCTTTTAATATCGTTTTTATCGTTGGTCGTATATCCAGGGTATATCTAGCCTTTGGTGGGTATACTTTAGCGTCGATGATGGTATGACAAATTGTCTCATTTCCAATTCGAATAATCAAATTAAAAACTTCCGGACCATCAGTATTTGATGTGTCTAAGATAGATGGGTCTTCTTCAATTTGGAACCGATTTTCCAACATATAGAAAACTGATTTGTTTCTTAGTTTTGTTTTTAACTCTTCTGACAATGATTTCATGTAGTTCAATAACTCAATACTATTTTTAGCCTTTTGGTTAATGTTTCTTACATTGAAAAAACGTTGTACAACGAAGTTGTCATTTAATGTAATTAGAAATTCAACTTTAGTAATGTCCTGATTTTCTTTCATAATTTTAGTTTTTTGTTTTAAATTTTGTTTTTTCTTTTCTTGTTAACTTTAAAAATGGTTTTAAAAAATAAATCCAATTATCATCTGTTTTTGGTAGGTACTTAAATAACCCGTCTTCCATCATCATACGTATTAGGTTTTTGTATCCCCTACCGTCAGGGTCCAATGATTCTGAATAATATGCCCTAACCAAATCTTTACCTTCTTGATTTATTAGTGGTTTATCTAAATCAATTAGTTTTTTATTAATCACATAATATTCATCACCAAATATACCTTCTTTTGTTTTACCAGACAAAAGATTTTGTAATGATTTGTTGTCTTTATTTTCTTTAAGGAGTTCCTCCCCTTTCGATAAAATATCGGATAATTCCACTTCTTTTTCAAGTAGCTCAGGAAAAAACTTAATTAAAGTCTTTTCACCTAAATAAAAAATACCGTCGATATTATCAGATGAATCGCCTGTAAGGATTTTAATTGTTTTGACATTATAATGGGGAACTTCAAAATCACTCATTTTGATAGTATCCCCCATCTTATAATATCTTTTTGTGGATGGTGAATAGATAGAAACCTTTTCAGATATAAGTTGTGTAAGGTCTCTATCACTTGAGAAAATTGTTTTATTCTCGTCTTCAGAAATTTGACAGTAATACGCAATTAAATCATCCGCTTCTGAATTTTCAACTTCAAGTTGTCTAACAAACATCTCTTCAAGATATTGTTTAACTCGTTGTTTTTGTTCATCATAAGAATCTTGTTTAATCTCATTAGAATCGTTTCTACGGTTTAATTTATACTTGGGGTATATCAACCTTCTCTGTGATGAGTTCGTGTCACTATCCCAAAATACTACAACTTTATTATAGTTGTTCTCCTCTAAAAACTTTCTTAAAGTATTCAAAAAGTGCCAAATGGCCCCAATATGTTTTCCTTTGTGGAAATAATCTTTCACTCCATGAAAACCAATTTTCATCAAATTGTTTCCATCAACCAATAAGGTTTTTGTCACTTTTTTTGTTTTTAATTGTTACTACTCTACTTCTTCTTTTTCTGCTTTCAAATCAAAGTCACCATCAACTCCGATTATTTCCTTCCAATACTCGGCATATTCTTTTTTGTATTGTTCGATTGATGCCTTTTCTTCGGAAGCTTCTTTTCCTGGTAAGAACCCGTGTGGTGTTACGATAATCTTCCCATCTTCAAAACCAAGTCCGTTGATGTGATTTTTCATAACAGACACCTTAGTTCTTGATGCAAACTTCACAGTTCTCTTATCTTTAGTTGCTGTAATTTTTGTTGTACCAGCTCCTTTTTGATTTCCAAATAAGAATACTAATGAAGAGTTCAACCAAATCGCCTCACCACCTTTTGCCTTAATTTTAGGCTGTCCAAATGGATTGTCAGGTAATTCAACCCAAGGTTGATTAACAATTATTAGGGTGTTTTCGTATTTAGAGTCTGCTTTACGTGAACCTGAAATACGTTGGTTAATACCCATACCAATCTTGTCGGCCAAAACACTTGCATTGTGTTGTTTACCTCCTTTACCTTCGTAAGTCATTTTACAAGGAACAGAACCTACTGAGTCCCACATAATACACAATGAATAATCTAAATCACCCTTTTCTTGTGCGTCTAATAAATCATTGATGTAATCTGTGATTTGTTCAATATAATCAAAGTTATTATTGAATATATAAAACCCGTCCCACTCTAATTCTCCAGTTTCTGTATCAACAACTTCCTCACATTCAAACCCCATTAACTTAGCGTGGTCAAACGACCATTTTTGTTCGGTGATGATAAATACAGGTAAAATACCTTTCTTCTGAGCATCAACCGCAGTTTTAACTAGTGCCGTTGTCTTACCTGTGTCTGAATGTCCTAAGAACATATTGATGTGTCCCATAGCAGGACCAGGTAGACCAACAGCATCCAAAAACGGAGCACCAAGGTCAAAGAATCTTTGTGGTTTATATTTTGCAGATGTGGAAAACTTTTTTTTCAAAGACCCAAAGTCATTCTTCTTAATAGCCATTACAGTTCGTAAATTTTAAAGTTTTTAATAGTTTCCAACTTGTCGTTTGCGTTAGTTAGTTGTTCAACCAAATTATCCATTTCTTCGGTGTGTTGTGGGTGCTCACCAATTCCTACAGGGTTTGTAAAATATACATATAATCTTGCCTCAGCATCTGCAATTTCAGACTCGTATTTTTTCACAAGAGCATCTTTTAATTTTTCTGCTAAAAATGTGTTCATTTTTTAATTTTTTAAAGTTAATAAAAATCGGGCTTAGGTGTAAAGCCCGATTATGTTTTTTTTGATTTAGAATGGTAAATCTTCTGATGGTTCTTCGTTTGCTTGTGGGTCAACAACAGGTGTTGTTTCTTGTTTTGAACCTCCAAGTGAAATTTCAGCAGCTTCACCGTAAACATATTTTTTAAGTTCAGATGACCACATTGGTGTTTCACCAACTGCAACTGCCTCTAAATATTCTACAGGTTTTTTAGAATATACATCATTCCATGTTAATTCATCTTGAATCCATCCTTCCATGATTGCCTTATCCTCATGTAGTGGTTGTGGGTCATCATACATAATAGTTTGGATTACTGTGTACTCTTTTCCTTGTGGTGTTTTTGCCTTTGTAAGTTCAATAATTAAATCACGACCTTTTTCGGCATTAGTTACATCACCTTTAGCTTTCCAAATAGGTAGGATTTTATCTAAAACACCTTCTTGTTTGTAGTTGTGTTTGAATCTCCAAAACTTAACACCATCTTGTTCATTGTCTCGGTCAATAACTTTTACAATGTAAAATAAACGTGAACGGTATTGTGATGCCAATTCTTTGTCTTCTTTTTTACCTGTCGAAATTAATTCGTTATAAACTTCAGTTAATGGTGAACGGTCGTTGTCGTTTTTCTCGGGGTCATACAACTTAACCCACTGTCCGTTTACTTGGATTTCATGGTACCAAACTTCAACAAATGGTGATGAACCATCTTTTGTAGGTAAGATACGGATTCTTCGTGATGCGGATTTTTCATTCTTTTGAAGAATTGCGGAAAAATATTTCTTCAATCTGTCTTCTTGAGAAATGTTTGTTTTTGTGCTGTTGCTCGATGTTGAATTTTTTTCGTACTGAGCAAGTACTGAATCTAATACTGAATTTGCCATAAATAAATTTTTAATTATTACTCTTTTATCTATGAAAAATATAAGTGAACTTTCGTTTTTGTCAAATAAAAAAGGGAAGATAATTCTTCCCTCAAAAATATAATTATGAAAAATAATTAGTAAGTATTTTCATCATCATCTTGGTCAAAAATACCAAATGTTTTTTTAACTTCATTAGGTGAATAGTTTTCAACCTCATCTGAAGTTAAGATATATTCTTCTTTCCCTTGTTTTTCAAAGTCTTCTTTTTTGTCTTCAAAATAATCTGTCAATTTTTGATTATAAGGATAAGAATCAAGTGAACGTAACATCAATTTTTCTTCAGGTGACTTAGGTCTACTTTTTTCTACTTTACTTTCGATTGAATCAATTTTTGACATTATTTGGTCCATCTGATTTAATTTTGTTTCTAAATCATTCAATTTAGAAAACATACTATCCATGAACTCTTCTTGTTTTGTTTTAATTTCTTCTTGTGTTGTTACTAAATCTGTAATATCTATTTCTTCAGTTCCTTCTTCTTCATCTTTTTTTGTATCAACTTCTTCAACATCAGGGTCTGACTCAACATCTACAGGTTCGGGTATTGCGTCGGCGCCTCCTGCATCAGGTGTGGGTGCTCCTGCGTCAGGTGCTGGTGGTGTTGCTCCTGCATCAGGCGCGGGTGCTCCTGCGTCAGGTGCGGGTGGAGCTCCTGCTGCGTCAGGTGCTGGTGGTGCAACTTCTTGTTCATTAATATATCCTGTAATTTGGTTAAAACGTTTTAACTCTTCTAAAATTTGTCTTTCTATACTCATTTTTACCCATTTAATAATGTTTTAACCCCTTGTGGAGTTTCGACTTTTAATGTTCTATTTGTTTTCATAGTATTGTCAACTCTTTCAATTAGACCATCTTTCATTCTAATTGTATAACAATCACCAGTTTCCAAATCACAAACTTCTTGATACCCATTACCCTTATCTCTTTGTGTAATTTTTGTATCTTTTCTTAGATAATTATCTAATAACATTTTTATTTCCATAGTTTTTTTTATATAAATATTATGTTATGGGAAAAATATACCATAACTATTTTTAAATTGGACAAAATATCTATTATAAATATCTTGTATGTCGGGGAACGACGAATTTACTTTGTCATTTTTTCTAGTTATAAAATCATTGGTTGTACTTGGTAAATTAACGTAGGCACCTACTCCACCTCCAGGACTAACAAATCTTCCTTCAAACCAAAATAAAGTAAATAACGTATAGGCTTCTGCATATTTTTCAACATCTGTGGTATTTGTACTGAAAGTTTTTAGTTGTTCTATAATAGGTAAAAAACTTTGAACTTGAGCATGTATAAATTGTGTTGGTACTACAAAGTCTGAGAACGATGCATAAGGTCTAGATGATGTATCATTTTCTAATGCCGTTGTTAAACACACTTGTTGGGATATAAGAGCATTTAAATCTGCAGTATAGTTGTTTGAAGTTGATATTTCATATAGATTATAATTTGGTGGATTACAAACAACTTGGTCAATTTTATTATTTATTCTAGTAAATGCAATACCAAAATAAAGAGGTCGTAATTTTTCTTGGGCCGCTGGAATATTTGTCGTTAATAAAGTTTTTAAATCTTCAACCGTTATTGGTGTTATATTAATTCCAACAAATGGTGTAGTTGTAAACGTCGTCGCAGAAAGACAAATATTTTCAGGACTTTGTAACGCGCCAGGTTGTACCGTACCTTGTTGTGTGTTTACATTTGTAATTGGTTCAGTTGTCTTAACTTCTTTTAATATCAATTCTTTGTATGCGTTTATATAATTTTGATTGACTGTGTCTAATAGACTATTTGGTTGTGGTAAACTATATCTTGATATTCTTGGACCTGAAAAAGTTGTGGAAAAACTAGTTTGAGTAATTCTATGTGATAGTGATAAAACCATGTAAGGTCCATAGAATAATGGTACATGTCTTAAGTTGAAGTACATAGTCGGTTGAATCATGGCATTACCCATCATTTCTATTTCAACATTATAACTTCTACTTTTATATATACTATAAAGTGAAACGGATTGTTGAGCCACTTTGTCTCCTGAAACAGATGCTCCTAATTGTGCAAACATTTTATTTGATTCTGCAGTGTTTTTCTTTTCAGACATATCTACTTTAACACTTTTAAAAATACTTTGGTTTTGAGTTCCGTAATCAACGCTAAAACCTACTACTCTATTTTTTTTAGAGTAGTCTTCCTCGGGGTTAGATGGTACTCTTAATGGGTTGTCTGAAGATTTTCTTATATCAAATGTATCACTTGCAAACTTTGAAAATGAAGAATTACTTGCAACAAACTCTGACGGTTTACCTGTATAAAGTAATAAAAATTTTGGAGATGCCTTTAAATAATCAACATCCAAAAAAGTTCCAAACAATGTTTCAGTTGCATCCACAGGTAATGGTGTACTTTTCGCCACCGCCTGCTGTATACCGTAAAAATTAACGTATGCTGGTAAAGCAAAGAAAACCATGTTGTTTTGCGAACATATTTGAGATATTAATGATAAATAATTTTGGTTGTCGTTTGATTTTAAATAACCTTTGATTTTTTCTAAGTCAATTGTAAACTCATCACCAATATCTCTACCAGCCTTGTCTTGAAATAAAAAATCTTCAAATATTGTTTTATTTAAAAAATCAGTACCAGAAATCCATTTATCATTCATTGTTTTTAAAATGGAATATGTATCTAACTTATTAACATTACCTGAAGTTGTATTTTTGATTGTTGTTGTGTTAGTTGTTGTTGTAGGTAAATCAGTATTCAATCTATTGAAAGTCTGTGTTAAATTTTCAGCATTAAAATTTTGTTGTTGTAATAAAAAATTATTAATTGCTTGTTGGAATTTTAATTTATTTAAAGTTGCATCTTCAGATTTTTGTTTTGCAAATAATCTAATTAGTGGGAATAATGCTTCAACGTTTGCCTCTGTAAACTCAATATCCATTCCATTATTTGCCGTAAAAAAATCTGTAATTACACTCCCCGTATCTGTATATTGGAATGGTGTTTGGTTAAAAACTCCCACATATTTTCTAAGAGAGTTCCACGCATCTCTGTTGTTTGCAATACTTGTTGCTAATGTAGGTGAACCGACTGTTCCGTCACCAGGTAAGGAACCAGGTATATATGGATTAAGAGTTAAAGGGTTTAAAGGTTGGAATGTAGGATTGTTACTTATATAATTAAAAACTCTTCGTTTAAAATTACCGGGGTTACCCATTTTAAGAACACATTCAAAATTTAAAAAATCTACAACTTTTGGAAAAAAGTTAGATATTTGTTTTTCCGCCAAAAGTAAACCATCTTGTGATTCATCGTTTAGTAATGTCACGCTATTTTTTGGCACCATAAATAAGGATTCCATTTGATTGAAAAGTCGTTTTTCTGTCACATTTCTAACTGAACCAGGATTAGTATAGTTAGAGTTTGTTTGTTCTTCATTTAAAATTAAATCAGATACTGCCGGTGTTGGGTTACAAAAGTTTAAGAATAAATTTTCAAACTTATCTAAAATTTCTGGTTCAAATACCGCAAATATTTCTTCTATATTAGAATATGTTGATTGTGCATTTTTTAATTCGAAACTTAAATTTTTACTGTTGTTCGTGTAAACAACTTTTAAATATTCATTAAATGCTGGTTTTTTAATTAAAGAATTTTTAAAATAACCAAACTGTGATACACCCCAAAGTGGTCTAACACTTCCATTATAAACTGCCTTGTTATTAAAAACTTCTTCTTTAATTTTATTTGTCGCATCAAAACATTCAAAATTCATTTGGTTTATATTGATTCCCCCTGTTGATGGGATTAACAAAAACTTTTGATTGCTTTCGGGATTATCAAAATAGGCGTAGTAATTTTTGTTCACAAACGCTCTGTTTGGATTTTGTAAATCAAATCCAAAGTTGTAGAATTTTCCTGAAGTTGAGTTTGTACCTATTTTTAAACCTACTGTATTATACGCATCTAAAAAAGACTGATAGGTTGGTGTGTTTAAAATGGTCAAATCTTTGTTAAAGAAAAATCGATAAACATTATTAATTACTTTAGGATACACCCCTAAAGTGACATTATCCATCGTTTGATTAACATTTGGTATTAGTGTTGTTGTACTTTGTAATTTAATTTCTACTTGAGTTGTTCCGCCAGTATATGATGGAAAAATTAATTTACTATTTGTGCTAGGTGTTGTCCCTGTTGTGTCATAACTTTTTAAATAATCAAAATCGGTCCAAATTGTATTATCTAATATGTCATTTCCTGTTTGAATAAATTTTTTGTACCTATGCCATATACTTCCATATTTTAAAACCCACGCATATGGTAATCGGTGAATTGATGAAAACTTGTTAAAGGTTGACGCCAAATAATCTAAATCTGTTGCCACGGAACTTGTGTCATCAAAACTTTTAATTTTTTCTCTTGTTGTAATTAAAGGTAATGAATTTAAATATAAATAACCTAATGCAGCGTAAGGGTCTGAAACGTTTGTTTTTTGATTTTCAACTCCTTGAACTAAAGCATTAACAAAATATGGAGTATTCAATAATGATGTTGTTTGTATTTTTGTTGCTACTTGACCACTATATTCATTCCCATAATCAAAAATACTTTCGGTAAAATATAAGTCTTTTTCTTTTCTTGTTGAATAAAAATTACTCAAAGAAGTTTGTGAGTTTACTGGTACACTTGTATTCAAGTTTGTCATGAAAGGTTGTGTAAAATTTTTAAACTCATACTTAGAAACAAAAACATTGATATTTTTAGTGTTTTCTGTTTCGTTTACCCTCGCTATTGTTTTTTTCTCATCTAAATAAACATAACTTGATGTTTTATTAAAATCGTTTATTGATGAAATACTATCACCTCCTTGTAAATTTGACTTTAACCAATTAACATTTGTTATTGGGTAGTTGTCTAAAAAATAAGTGTCGGTGGCTGGCATACCGTTTATAAAATTTTTAATTGAGTCAGGTAATGGTACATTCCCGTCTATGGCAATTGATGAATTAGATAATGTGTCAATACTATAAACCTCATTATAAACATCAACGTTTTGTGTTCCATCATTTAATTCTAATAAATTTTTTATGTACTCTGTGGTAAAAACTGAGTCAGAATAAAGTGTCCATCTTGTACCAGTACCATTATTTGAAATTTTTCTTAATGTTTGTAAAAAATTGACGTAGGTGAATGAAAATTCTTTTAAAATTTTAGTGAGTGCCAAATTACTTTGTACTGTTTGTTTTATATTTTCAGCCTCTAAATTTCCCAAGAAAACAGGTATTTGTTCTTGGTTATATCCATTTCTATTTAATTTAGCATAATACGCACCTAAATAACTTCTTTCAAAAATTTCATATAAATAACTTTGTTCTTGAGTATTAACGTATGGTGTTGTTTTGAATGGAAATTCTACTGCATTTATAGATAAAACTTTACTTAACGATGCGGGATTATTATATACATTTGCAGATTTTGGTGTTGTTTTTTGTGCTATTGCATTAATGTATTCCTCAGTAAACGCAACTTCGGGCCATACAACACTATCGAATCCTTTTGTGGTGTTTATAACTGAACTGTCACCAGGGTATTTTATAACGTATAACTCTGAACCATCTTTTTGGGCTTCTTTTAAAAAATATTGTGGCCAAGGATAAACAACATTTAAATCGTTAAGTTGATTTGTACCGTTTACCAAATTTTTAGAATCTACTCCAAAATTTTTTGATGCCGGTATAATTGATTCTAACCTTATTGGGTTTGTTCTTTGATTCCATGCGCTTGTGTGGGTGTCTTCCATAAGTCTATAAAACCCATCTAATCCGGCAAATAAAACTGCCATAACGTTTCTTATAGTAGGTAAAAATCCTAAAACATTTGGTCCGTTTACTACTTGGTCACTTAAAAACTGAGTGAGAGATTTTTCTATTTCTACATTTTTTTTATTTAACTCATCATTAATTTTTTGAATCTTATCTAAAAAACTATTTGCAATATAATTGTTGGAACTTCCAACTTTATCACCAAATTTGTAATATTGGGGAAAATCATTAACCACAGTGTTGGTTAATGTGTCAAGTAAAAAATTTGGATTAAGACTTTTAAAGTCGGCAATAGATTTATTTAACTGATTGTCTGTTGGATTAGTTCCAAAATTAACAACATATGTTTCTCTAAAATCCGCGTCGGTTAATGTGTTATAATCTATCTCTTCAAAAATATCATTAATTGAAAATTTAATCGGTATTTCACCAGGTATATTTCCCTTATCAGGTAATTTATACTGTCCTCCCGTTCCAAAACTTTTGTTATTTTTTAATAAAGTAACATAGTTGTTTATTGCAGTTTCAACACGTTGTTTATATTTTGCTCTATCTGCAAATGAAATGTTTTCTAAATATGGGTAATAAATTTGTCCTTTGTATAATTTTTCTGATGTATCTAAAAAGTCAGTTATTGAATTGGCGTAGACTTCGTTTCTTAATTTATTTAAGTTTGTCTGAAAATCAGCAACATCATTCATTACTGTAAAATCTGCCTTTTTTAATGCGTCCGCTAATGCTGTAGGTAGGTTTTCTATTCGGGCAATAAATTCCTCTAAAGTTATTTCAGGAAAATCTGGAGTAATTAATCCCTTACTTTTATAAATAGAATAAGCTTCTCTCATTTTTTGTAACCCTACTGATTCAACAACGGTGGTTGAGTTGTTTGTATTTACACCATTATTTGAAGAGTTTGAAGTACTTTGAGTAACCACAGTTTCTGTTTGAAACATTTTTGGTGAGTTTCTAGCATATCCTATTATACTATCAGCAAGTATCGCACTGTTTCTACTTAAAAGTTTAAGAGTAATTTTAAAATTACCACTTGACGCTTCGAAACTCGCATTGAAATCCGTTAAACTTAATTGGTACCTAATTGCCTTCCCATAATATCCTTTTAAGGTTAAAAAAAACGGAGGATATGGTAAGTTAAAAAAAACAGAATATAATGAATTATCTCCTTGTTCAAATAAAGCTCGACCTCTAATGTCTTCCATTTGTATTGTTACATTTGTCACATTAGCTGGTGTTACGTCAACAGTTATTTCTGTAATACCTAAAGTTTGAGTATCTTCATAGTTTAAAACTTTTTGTTTAAAAACAGCATTTCCATCTTGATTAATTTGATATTCGGAGTTTTGATTAATTCCTTGACCTTGTCTAACGCCTCTACCTGTAAATTCATCCGACCAACTTGTATCAAATGCTTTTTTACCTTTGGGTCTTAAAAAATTAAGTTTCAAATCTTCAGGGAAAGTAGATAAGGATGCAATTTGTGAATTATAAACAGGATTATCAAAACTATCACCAATTGCTAATTTTGTTCTTGGTATAATTTGTGTTTCTAAATTTGCGTAAAAAACAAGATTTTCTTGTTGAACGTATCTATCTTTAACGTTGTTGTCTGCATCAACAACTTTGTTAGGGTCAATTAAAATAATATTATCGTAGTCGGCTTCGACTAGAATTTTATTTTCTTTGTTATATATCTGTCTGAATTTTGTTGGGTCATTAACGGCCATAATAAAAAATATGTGTATCTAATGCACTTTTGTAGCCTTGTAGAGCACTTATTAATGGGAATGGTATTATTAATACCGCACCGTCAGGAATATTTGTTTCTAAACCACCATATATTGGATTTGCAGTTAATATTAACCAACCAAAATATGGTGTTCCATATTTTTCATAACTTATTTTATCTAATCTACTTTTATTTTTTGTGTAAATGTATCTTTGGTCTGACGCTCTGACGGGTAGATTAACAAATGGAACTACCGTCTGTTGACCGTTAATTAAAAAATTTTGGTATCTGTTGTAGTATTGCATATTAGTCGAATGAAACTTTTAAGTTATATTCATCACCTGTAGAATTAGTTGATGCGTTTAGGGCTTTCATGTTGTCAATTTCTGTTTGTGCTGGAAATAATACTTGAGAAAAATTTAGTTTTCTTTCCTTATCTTTATTTAAATTATAACTACATGTTGAACAAAATTCTTTACTTAAAAAATTATCTTCGAAACTTTTAAATCTTGCATCAACAAAAGCTTTTGAATCTTTATATTTTGCGTAAGGTCCTGTTGGTATTTCTTGTCCCGTATTTGTAAAACCTAAATTACCTTTAAGATAATTAAACCAGTCGGTTTTTCTTTCATTGTTTGAAATTGTATCGACGACTTCATTTAAAAATTTGGTATAGTCATCAATAATTTCTTTACCGAATATCATAAAAAATCTATTTTCTTCAGGACTTATCGCATCTGGGTCCGAATCTATAAAGGTATTGAAATCAAACTCATCGTTATATACTTCATCTTGAGCGGTTGGAATCAGACTATATGTTTCTAAGTTGTTATTAAATGTGCTCATTTTGGTTCCAACAATTAATAAGTCTCCTTTTAACTCATCCAAAGTATTTGCGTATGTCGTATTAGATGGGTCAACCGCAGAAGTACCTGTCAAAGAAAAAACAATTACTTCATTTTTATCGTTAGAATAACCATCGAAAGAATTACACACATAATTTAATTGGTCTAATAAATCAATTGTTTTAGTTTCATCAACTTGATTTTTTACAATGTTGTTAGACGCCTCAGTTATAATAGACAGGTAAGTTGACTGTCGACTATCTATCATATCTTTAAGTTTTCTTTTAATTTTTCTTGTCGATATATTTGTAAAATTCTGTAGAGGTAAACTAGCCAATATCGGGCTTGTTTCATTTTCTACATCTTCTTTTGCTTTAGAAAACAACGCATCAACTTTATTTTCATACTGACTTTTTCCAAATATTTTTACTAAGTTAGTTTGTGGTTGATTGATGTTATTAAAATATCCCGTTTGGTATTTTCTATCTTTTGTAAAAATTAAAATTCCTCCAATCAATAACTTATCATTTATATTTTTTAAATTTTGAAAAACACTATTTGCATATTCTTTGGTTATGTCTATAAAATTTTTCATATTTTCTTTATATGATAAAACACCTGTAAATCCACTTAATGTTGTATCATATTTAGATGATTCTTGTTTTCCAATTGTAGTTCCAATTTTATTTTGTTGGTTTTGCTGTGGTCTTGTCAATGGGTTTATTTTCAAAGCTTCAAAATATTCTGCATCATACTGTGATGTTACATCTTCGGTTATTGTCGCCCTTTCATCATACATTTCAGTATTTGCATAATAATTAAATGAAAGGGCGTTTTGAAGTTCGGCTATCGGACCCGCCAATCCATGACCACCTATCATTTTAAATCCTAATGTTATGCTTGCAAACATAGGTTGAACGCCTATTCCTTCAGGATTCAAATCTAACGGTATATTTGAATTAAGTTCATATTTTATATCTAACCTATCAGGTATTATTTTAGTGTGGAAAAAATCACCAATCCTTAATACCAAAACAGGTGGTGCACCAAATGCACTGTTAAAGGCGTCGTTATAATCTAAACTATATGTTCCTGCCGCATTTTGTGAAACAGTTGGAATTGTATCTCCTGGTCTTACACATTGTTGTAAAAATGTTAATCTTGAGTTTAGACCTTCAGGAGTAATAGAGTGGAAAACAGGATTAAAATACTGAAACTTACTTCTAATTGTGTCATAAATAAATGGATTTGTCTCTTTAACCATTTGAAAATAATTACACTCTGTAAGTAACCTTCTTAATATTTTTTTCGCCAAATCTTTATATTGTGGTGTTTGTTTAAAGTTGTCAATTACTTGGTTTTGTGGTGTTGGTTTCGGTGCTGTACTTTCAGCAGCGGTAGGATTTGGAGCAGCAGACTCTACTTGTGAAGGTGGTGTTTCTGATTTTGCGGGTGGTCCTGGTTTATATACAATTTTTTCAATTTTTACTCTTCTACATGCCATTGCCTGTACAGAATAAATTCCTTCTTCGTATTGTGATTTAAATGGTTTGGTACAATCAATTTGTGAATATTTAGGGTCTTGAATTGCAGCACTTGAGCCCGTCGCTTTAGCATTTATTTTTAGTTTTCCTGAATCTATAAATGATTTTAAAGTTTTATTATTTACTGTAAACTTTTCAATAAACTTTAAAACCGCATCGTTTCTTCTTTCAGACAAATTTTGATTACCACTGGTATTTGTTGAGCTGGCAGTTGCCAATAAGTCAAAAGTGACTTCTCCACCTGAGTCTAAAACTTTAAATACTTCACTTAAAAACTCTTTTAAATCATTAAACTCTTGTAATATATTATCAAAAAATCCACTAAGGGTTTGTTTTCTTGTGTCAACATATTCGGTTAATGAAAAAGTAGGAGTTGTTGTTGTGTTAAGAGCCACTTTATTTGCGTCACTATATTTAAAAACTTTATTAAGTGGTTTTGTTGTGTCATATAATGTTTTATTTGACACATATTCATTATACCAATATTCAAAATCTTTACTTGTTGTTGAACTACTTGAATCGTTAGGTTGGGCGTTTTCAAAAAACAAAAATATTTCTTGAAACTTTGGGTCTGAAATTTTTGTTTCAGTTTCTGGTGGTGTTGTTTTTACAATTTCTTCTTTTACAGGTTCGGGGTCAGGTGTTTCTTTTACTATGGTTGTTGCTTGTTCAGGATATTTTATTAGTTGAATAGCGGTTTGAATATCCTGTGGGGCTAAAGATGCGAATCTTTGACCTAATGTATAAATGTCATATTTTAAACACCCTGCAAAAAATGAATCCATAACTTTTTTCAATTCTGACTCAGGTTTTATATCTTTCAACTCTTGGTCCACTAAAATGTTTGAGATAGAGGGATGGTCAACTATAATGTCAAAAGATAATGACCCATTTCTTTCAGTACTATTATATGTGTATATGGGTTCTGGTCTACCTATGAAATTTGTATTACTGAAGTCGGGTCTTGTGTCTTCACTAAATGTCAAGTTATATGGAGGAAACCACATAATTCTACCACCATTGGGTCCTCTTTCACAAGCCGGTAAATCTTGTACGGTAAAACCAGGTTTGTTTGATGTTCTCCAAGCCAAATTTTCTAACGAAAGCATATATTTTTTAACCTGACCATTAATAATATTTGACGATTGTCCGTTTTTATCATTGAATGGTACAATATTAAGGTTATATGTATTATCTAAAACTGAATAGGTATAATTTCTAATATTACCATCCGTTTTTTGTAGTTGTGAATAATTTGTAAAAGGAACATCTTTTGTAAATAATCTACAATATTCATATCCTTTTATTGTACTGTCTGTACTACCTACTGAGTTTTTTGAAGTATATCTAATAACTCGAGAACCTTTTGTCATTTCAACATATCCATCATTAAAAACTTTAGATATTTGATTTATCGCAGTACCAACGTGTTCTAATTTTTTAATTCCTGACCTGTCTGCAGAATCAACAATTTTTTGAGTTGTGTCTAAAATTGAACCGTCTCTCCATACATTGTTTTCTTCTATTTTCCAAGACTCAGTATCTTTGAACGCTGACTCATAATTTTTTGTAAATACGCTACTTTCACCAAATCTTTGTTTTCCTTCAGGACCTGCTAATTGTCCTGTTTTAAAATATGATTTTTTAGAAGACCATGTGAATCCACCAGCTAAAGGTGTTGTACCATCTATATAATTTCTAGTGTTGAGACCAAATTTATAATTTTGAAACGCTTCACCTTCAAAATACTTTCCTATTTCACCCACTGAGTAAACAGGTGCACCACTAGGTTCTCCGTTCCTGTCTAGGGGTTGAGCATTAACTGGAGATATTAAAGTAGAAAATATATCATCAGAATTACCACCACCATAAAATTCAGGGGATGGGGCAAATAAAGAAGGTCTTCTTAAAGTTAGACCTCTATAATCAGGTCTATATAAATTATAAAACAATTGCCCAAACAATAGACTTCTTGTTGCGTTAGATGTGTTGGCTAAAAAAAGTTCAGACCCTCTTTTGTTTTTTTGACCTGTTATTGTTCTAATTGCTCCCATAACAGTACTTGTCACAACTTCAACTGGGTTTTCAACAAGTCTATTTAACATACGTTTATTTGGGTAGTCAAAATATTCTCCAACTATAATGGAATACGGTGAATATAATCCTGCTATTTTAGCTGTAAAATTCAACGCTCTTCCAACTAATGATTCAGGTGATGTAATTGTATAATTTCTAGCTAATAACGGAATATTTCCTGATATTATTCCCGCTGCGTCAAATGGGTTAAGGTTTGGTTTTACTGATATTTCACCACTATCGGGGTCAACCGATGAGTCAAGAGCATTAACTCTACCTAAAGTTTGAGACAACAACTCACTTGCAATTCTATACTTATATTCTTTTTTTAATTGTCTTGCACCAATTCCCGCTAATGCGGAATCCTGTGACAAAGTACCATCAGAACCTCTTGGGTTGTCGCTTAATAATATATTAATAGGTCTATAGGTTGAAGGTATAAAATTTAAAGGTGTTAATGAATATGCATATGCACTTCCATAACTTGTTGGTATAATTTCATCAATTGTTATTACATCATAGTCTCCATCACCTGTTACATATTTATTTCTAACATATGCCTCTTGTTCTTTTTGAAATCCAATAACTTCTAATCCACTACCTTTAGTATCGGGAAAACCATATTCACCTTCATTTGACAATTTACCCAAATTTACATTGATGTCTACTGAATCTGTTGGTTGATTTTCAGGGTTATATTGATTTACACTAAATAATAAAGGTCTTTCATTTTCACCTTTAATTTCTAATTCACTGTCTAGTGTATCAGGAAAACCATAATTACCTTCGTTGGCGTTTGTTTGTAAATTTAAATTTGGAACTACAGTAGATTGAGATTGTCCTTGTTCAGGTCCATATTGATTTATAGCAAATAATATGGGTCTATCGGTTTCACCTTTAATTTCTAACTCACTATTAATTGTGTCTGTAAAGTCATATTCTTTTTCGTTAGCCTTTGTTTGCTTATTAATAAATGGGAATACAGTATCTAAAAAACCACCACCAGGACCATATTGGTTTAATGGGTATAAGGTATTTCTATTTTGTTCACCATCTTGTTCTAATTCGCTATTTATTGTATCAGGGAAACCATATTCACCTTCATTTGAACCTAAAGATAATATGTTATTAATTGAATATTTTGTTGCTCCGTACCCTGGAGTGGATGCGTCAGGTGTATATTTATTTAAAACTCTTAAAATAACTTCCCTATCATTACCGTTTGTTTCTAATCTATTGTTTACAGTATCAGAAATATTGTACTCTCCCGCACCTACAGTTTGAATAACTTGGTTATTTTGAATACTATAAACAGGTGTTCCAAAACCATTATTACTAGTATTTTTATAAACGTTTAATACTTTTAACGCAATTTCTTGTTGATTACCAATAGAATTTAAAAAACTGTTGATTGTATCGGCGATAGTATATTCACCTTGTCCATTTGTTACAAAAGGTTTTAAATCATTAATTGAATAAACAGGCGTACCAAAACCATTAATTGCAGAATTTTTATACGCATTTCTTACTTTAGATAAAATTTCTTGTTGGTTTCCTATACTATCTAAAAAACTATTTATTGTATCCGAAATACTATATTCACCCTCTCCTCTTGATTGAATTGTTTGATTATTATTAATGTACCATACAGTATCACCAAAACCACGGTCATTTGTGTTAAGTGGTTTATAAAGGTTTGTTACAATTAATTCTTTTTCTTTTGTATCACCAATTTTTTCTAAATCACTTCCAACAGTTAAAGGGTAACCATATTTACCTTTATTTGTTTCTGTTTGTAAATTTTTGTTAATTTCTATGGTATTACCATATGATGTTTCAAATTCTGTTGGCCCGTAAATGTTATTAACATACAATAATTTTTCTTGTCCGTCTCCAATTTTTTCTAATTTAGAGTTAATGGAGTTTTTAAAACCATATAAACCAAAATTAGTTTCAACATTAAGATTAACGTTAATATTGACCATATCTCCGTAGGTGGAGTTACTATTATCAGGGCCATATTTATTTTGTTTATATAAATCTTTTTCCTGTATGTCACCAATTTTAGAAATTTCTTCAGAGTCTTTTACTGAATAATCTACAATTTGAAATTCTTTATTTTGAAAAGATTCTCCAAAAGATGTGCCGTCAACACGATATGGTTTAAGATTTCGTGTTAATAATCTTTTTCTAAAGTTTTCAGAAGAGTTAAATGAAAGTGGACTATCCATTTATTTGTTTATTTTATAAATAGACATTGTTTAATTTTTATCCTCTTTTTTGAGTAATAAATGCATTTGATAATTTATCTGAATATTCAGCACTTAATCTAGTATTGACTGTGGACATAATTGTTTCTTTTAATTGTGACGTATTTAAAACTTCGTTTATTAGATTTTGTGGTATATTTGTGTTAATGTTCAAAGTAACTTCAGTTTTACCTCCAATTTCTACTTTTTGAGTTGTTTCTGTATTAGTTGGTGAAAATGAAGAAGACTTTGTTAATAAGTCAACCAAATTTTGTGATGGTTGAGCGGTAGCGTTTTTATATAATAAAGATAAATCTCCTCCCGATTTGGGACCTCCAATTGATTTTAAAATATTTTCAGATTCATTATATTTGTTAAAAAAATCTCCAATTCCAGGAGAAAGTAACATATCATCTTTAGTGTCTCCCAAAAATTTACCAAAAGAACCCGTAACCATTTTTCCTCCACCTGCAGGTACAAATGCATCTGAAACTTTTACTGTTGGGTTTGGTGAAGGTGGTGTTATACCCCCAAGTGTTACTTGTATAGAGGCAACAGTTGTATCAACAAGAGCTTTAAGAGTTGCTATAAAAGTTGTAAAAGTAGCCAATTGAAATTCGTATGCGGTTTTAATTGAGGAATTTGCATTATCAAACGAATTTTTGAACTCTCTGATTAAACCATTAAGAGATGTTTCAGCCGCACCATATAATGTTTTATCTTCTCCGGCTTTAAGTATTGTTTTCCCAACATCTAAACCTTGACCAAAAATACCTTGGTTTTGAATTGTAATTAATGTTGCCAATTGTTTATCTTGTACACTTAGTTGATTTTTAGCATTTTGTAACATTTCTGTTTGTAAATCTTGTTCGCTCTTACCTAAATCTTTGTTGTACTGATTCAATGCATCTATGAAAGTATTATCATTCATAAGTGTTGCCAAGTCTTTTCCTGCTTCATCAAAACCTGGTAAATCTATAGATACTTTACCTCCAGGTCCAATTTCTGCCAAACTTGAAACTAACCCTCTTTGTTCCTCAGTTAAACCTTTAAAATCAATCCCTTTGGACATAATTTCTTGTTCTTTTCTGGCATTGATTGCCCCTTTAGCAACGTCTTCATAAGATAGACCTAAAATATCGGCTTGTTGTCTTAATCTCAACATTTCCTCACCACCAATTTTAAATTCACCTGTAGTTTCATTAAAATCAACAGCAGCTGATGAGGCTTTAATAATTTGGTCTTGAAGTCCTTCCATATCATACATTGACATGTGTATTAATTGAAAGGGGTCACCTAATGCACCAATATTACCACCTAATGCTTGTAATTGAGAAGCCATTTCCACGGCCTTTTCGGGACCACCATTCAAGATTAGGTTTGCTGTTGTTTGTGCTTTATCTAAACTTAAACCTACACGTTGTGCTTGAGCGGCCATTTTTGTTAAACCTTCGACACCATTTTTAAAACCGTATATTTGAGCCTTTTGGATATTATCAGACACTGTTTTGGTTAGTACCTTTGCATCAACACCTGACGCCTTTGCGGTTGCAGCAACTTTATTCATTATCGCAATGGATTTACTTTGTGTAATACCATATTGAGTCATTCCTCCAATAAGTTTAGCGACATTCTCAGGAGTTTCTCCGATTGCTTTTCCAAAAACTAATGCGTTTTTTGTCATTTCAGCACTTGTAGGAATCATCCTACCCATACTTGATTGTACTCCTTCTAGAAATTTTCCCGCATCTTCAAATGCAATACCATATTGTATACCTTCTTCATAAACTTTATAAATTTCTTCTTGAAATTCAACAACGCCCTTTCTAAGTCCTTGACCTAAAGTTGTATTTAGTTTTGTTGCTTTGGATTCTAACGTTAAAAAGAAATTTTCAACCCTTGTTTGGTCAAATGCAGAATTAAACGCCTTATTTAATTGGTCTGAAAAGTTGGAAACTTGTACATCTGTATAGGTAGGACCGCCACTACCAGTGCCAGCAAAAGGGTCAGAATAACCTAAAAACATCATATAGTTTTATTTAATAAATATTATTCTTGTTGTTTTTTATTTTCTTCAATCAACTTATTAATGAAGAACTTTCTTTCATATGTTGGCATACTCATGATGTCTCGATAAGAAAATCTTGCGAACTTGACTAAATAATATATTTCGTCTAATAGATGTTTTTGATAATCAGAAGAAAGGGCGAAAAAACTCCACCCCAAAAGTAACATCAATAGTCACTTTTTCTCCAGACGGGGTTTGAATTACTTTTTGTAAATCGATTTTTGGTTCACATTTATATGCAAATCTTCTAAAGTCTTTTGCATCTGATATTGGCATTTGATTAATAAACTTTACAATTTGAAGTGGGTCCTTAGAACCATCGATTTCTACAATTTGTTTTTCTAATCTTTTGGTTGCAATAGGTACGGTCATACCGGCTGGATATTGAGAATTAAATTTGTCCAACTCTTTTTGGTCCCCAATTGTCAACAGTCTAAACTTAACTTCTTTTTTAGATTTTGGTAGTACATATGAGAATAACCCTTCAAAATCAGGTTTTTCTTCAATCGGTTTGTAATCCAACGCATCTAAAAGAACAGTTGTTTCAAAAGTTTTGTTTGTTCTCGGGTCAGTAACCGTAAAGTTATATTCAGGACCAAAAGATGTGTTTCTTAAAAAAATTAAAACTGCTTGAACGTCACAATCTAACATATCATTAATGTTAAATCCAGGTTCATATATTTTTTGTCTAAGTAATGAATAAATAATTCCATCTTTATCGTTATTTTGTGACATCAAAATATTTTCATCTTGTGCGGTTAAAAAACCTACTTTAATAGTTTCTTTTTTTGGTTTGTAAAATATACCTTGTGATGGTAATTTTATTACGTCATGTGGCAAACTAAAATCCATTTGCCCGTATTTTGCTGATTCGTCCATAGTTTTTATTTTAAAAATATTTTGAATAAAATTATTGTAAATAAAAAATCCCATCTATTGACGGGATTAATTATAATTTTATTTTTAAAATTTTAGTAAACTAGAATACATCTATCCGGTCTCAAAGTCATGTCTACAGTCATAAGGTCTGAACCATCATACCCGACCTCATTAAATTTTGCTTCCGTTATACTACAATTTTGTAATATCCACTTTTCAACTGCAACTCCTGTTGGGTCTAACATTTCTAAGTTCACATCTTTTTTGTAACCAGCAGCATAACCCATACGACCTGTTACTGATTCAGCATGTAAACGAACCCACTCCATTACCGCCTGAGCTGCCGATGGACCAATCGGGTCTCTTAAGGTTACAGAAATAGTGTCCCACGCAAAAGACCCTGCAACATAAGTTTCAGTATTCAAAAATTTAATTTCTTTTGTATCAATTTTAATTGACGGTCTTGACGCTTTTTCAACATACCATGAATTAATACCCAAACTAGAGTCAAATGTTAGTATAAACCTATTTTTCTTTTTTGGTTCGTACTGAAACGGCATTCTCATTAATAAATCAGCCATGTTTTCTTATTTTTTAATTTTTATTTTATTTTACTATAAATACTTACTAAATTATTTTTTGTATTTACTTTCAATTATTTTAAATTTATTCTATAACTAGAAACTAGTATTTAACTTTATTTCCTCCTTTTGTTAAATATAAGTTTAAAGGTAATTCTTCATACTCACTAGATAATAATTCTTTAATTTTTTCAACATTTCTTAAATCGTCATCTGAAAAACCAATATAAGGTTCCCAACTTGAATTAAATTCAACATCATTTTTAAACATAGGACTACCCTCAACCCCGTAACGACTTTTTAATTCACTTGCCAA